CTGCTCGGTCGATCAACTTTATTCAGTTAAATTTTGTATCTGTAAGAACTGGTGTTGATTTTACTGAAATCGTTGGACAATTCTAATAAATAACAACGATATAGGAGAAAACAAATGGCATTTAACGTAGCAGAATTTAGAGCAAATATGATTGGTGACGGTGCCCGTCCCAATCTATTTCAGGTCTCTTTAACATTCCCAACGATAGCAACAAACGGGGTTGCTTCTAGCCAAAAAGCAACATTCATGGCTAAAACGGCACAGTTACCTGGTTCAACAATTAATAGCTTTCCATTGTATTATTTTGGACGTGAATTAAAGTTTGCCGGTAACAGAACATTTACAGATTGGACATTACAAATTATTAATGATGAAGATTTTTTAATTCGCAATTCATTAGAATCGTGGATGAATTCAATTAATAGTCACACAACAAATGTGAGAAACTCTGCCGCTGTAAATCCTTCAAACTATTCAGTTGATGCCGAAGTTACTCAATATGGTAAAGCCGGACAAGAATTGAAAAAATATAAATTTGTTGGTTTGTTTCCTGTAGATGTGGCTCCAATTGATTTAGATTGGAGTTCAAATGATTCTATTGAAGAATATGCGGCAACATTTGCATTTCAATATTGGGAATCAGATACTACTTCTTAATATGTTTTTTATATGGGGTATTTTGCCTCATTTATGTTTAATTGAATTGGAAAAGTAAATAATATGGCAGCTAATAAATTCTCTCTTTTTGGTTTCACAATCGCACGGGATAAAGCCGAGAGCGATCAGTCGGCGCAACAATCCTTTACATCACCGGCTAATGAAGATGGTGCATTAACAATACAATCGGCCGCTTACTATGGAACTTATGTTGATCTGGATGGTACAGCAAAAAATGAAGTAGAATTAATTTCTCGTTATAGAGAAATGGCTATGCAACCAGAAATAGAATCGGCTATTGATGATATTGTAAATGAAGCTATCGTAAAGGATGACGATGGTCAAGTTACCAATATTGTTTTGGATAATTTGAATCAACCAGATAAAATTAAAAAAGCGATTAAAGAAGAATTTCAAAATATTTTAAGAATATTAAATTATAATAATATGGCTCAAGATATTTTTCGCCGGTATTATATTGATGGTAGATTGTTTTATAATATTATTATCGATAAAGAGAATCCAGTTGCAGGTATTAAAGAACTACGGTACATTGATCCACGTAAATTGAGAAAAGTACGTGAATTAAAAAAACAAAAAGATGATAAAACTGGTGCAGAAGTTGTGAATGTGGCCAATGAGTATTACATTTTTAACGACAAAGTGGTTACCGGCAGTTCTACTAATTATGGTCCTATTGGTGTACGAATTACAACTGATTCCATTATCTCTGTTGTTTCAGGTTTAATGGATTCTCGCCGTGCTGTGGTATTATCTTACTTACATAAGGCAATTAAGCCTCTTAATCAGTTAAGAATGATAGAAGATGCGACAGTTATCTATCGTATCTCACGTGCACCAGAGCGCCGTATATTTTATATTGACGTAGGTAATTTGCCTAAGTTAAAAGCGGAACAGTATCTTCGTGATATTATGGTCAAATATAAAAACAAACTTGTGTATGATGCCAACACAGGTGAAGTTCGTGATGACCGTAAATTTTTATCCATGATGGAAGATTTTTGGTTACCACGCCGTGAAGGTGGTAAAGGCACAGAGATTACAACATTACCTGGTGGACAAAACTTAGGTGAGTTGGAAGATGTAAAATATTTTCAAAAGAAATTGTATCAATCGTTAAGTGTTCCTATTTCTCGATTAGAACCCAATCAAGGTTTTTCGATTGGTCGAGTTGCAGAAGTTACACGAGATGAATTAAAGTTTGCTAAATTTGTTGATAGAGTTCGTAATAAGTTTTCAGATATTTTTGATCAAGCCTTACGTGTACAATGCGTATTAAAAGGTATTTGTACCAATGAAGAATGGTCTTTGTTCAAAGAAAATATTCATTATGATTTTATTAAAGATAACAACTTTAGTGAATTAAAAGAAGCTGAGTTAATGACCAACAGATTACAGTTGTTGAGTTCTGTTGATCCTTATACAGGTCGATATTTCTCTCAGGCATGGATACAACGAAATGTATTACGTTTAAATGATGATGAAATTAAACGTATGCAAGAAGAAATTGATGAAGAAAAAGAAGCTGGTCTTGGTTTACCCGTTGGCGTTATGAATGACGTAGCACAACAAACTATGATGTCACAGGTGCCTGCTCAACCACAAAATCCGGATGACCAAGAACACCAAATGGATATGCAACAACAAGCAGCAGACCAAGCAGTGCAACAAGCAAAAGCGGCTTCTAAAGTTAAAGAGTCTACCGGAACATTTGGTAAACTAAAACAAATACTATAAATATTTTGAATGGAGATAATAATGGAAAATACAAGAGCAATTATTGATTACGCTTTTGACGACAATGCAAAAGATATGCGTGATACACTTTATAGTGATATACAAGATAGGGTAATGGCACATTTGGATGCTCAAAAGCAACAAATTGCACAAAACATATTAAAGCCGGCTGAAGATCCGTTGGCTACGGCACAAGATATGGCAGTAGAACCGGATCAAGACCAAGAACAGGAACAAGAGAGTGAAAACACTTAAAGAGTTTTGTAACCTCTACGAAAAAAAAAATAAGGCTGAACAAGATCCGCCAAATATTCTAATAATGAAACGGCAATCTATTAGGTTGTTTCCTAATGGTCAAAAAGTAGCATTGTATTATGTGGATAAAATTAATAAATATGTGACCATACCATATGAATCTATGACATGGTCTGCTTCCATACCAGAAGAATTTAAACAGGAATAAAAAATGGCAAATTCATTTACGTACCAAGTAATTAAAGATACAACAGAACATGTTGTTATTAAACTTACAGCTTCATTTGATGGCACAGGACAAGAATCAAACAGCTCTCGTATACAAGCTAATACATTATATGGTGCTTTAAACGCAAATGCTACAACAGGATTATTGAGTTCTGGTGGTTCGGCTTTACCATATTATGGTTTAGCTTTAAATCGTTTATGGTACGACTGTGGTTCTGATGGAGATGTTCAGTTGTTTTGGAAAGCAAACACCAACATACCATTAATAATCATGAATGGTAACGGAGAATATGATGGTGAAGGAAACTGGACAACCATTCCAAACAATGCAAAAAATACAGCAGGTTGTAATGGCGATATTGGTGTTGTAACTCGTGGTATGGCTGCTAACGATAGTTATACAATGATTGTGGAGCTACGTAAAGAGAATGAATATTACCAGCGTGGTCAGTTTAATGATCCTGCTGCATTCAATTATGGTGAATATTCAATAGATCCATAATGAAAGATTTTATTACCAAATTATTGTCTGGTAATTTAATAGAGGCAAGAGAATTATTAGATAAACGTATTGAAGAATTGGTTAATGAAAAATTTAACCAAATTCAGGACCGGTTGGCTAATGAAATAGCTGAAGGTAATATACAGAAAATAGGAAGAACAAGCCTTGTTCGTGTACGGTTCCGTAAAGGAAAAATACAACGAAGGGTTAAAAAGTCAGCAGTATCGGGTTATACGATTCGTGGTGGTCGTTTAATAAGAATGTCACCACAAGAACGTAGGCGGAGATCAATGGCTGCCAGACGTTCTAAGTTTAAACGAAAAAGTAAATTAAGACAATCGTTAAGAAAACGGCAAATATCTTTAAGAAAACGAAAGGCAATGGGACTATAATGAAGTTAATTACAGAAGTCACCGAAACATTACAATATCTTGCTGAAGATAAAGACGGCAAGAAAACTTTGTTTATCGAAGGTCCATTTCTTCAAGCGGAAGTGGTTAACCGTAATGGTCGTAAATATCTAAAAGAGACCATGGCCAAAGAAGTACAAAGATATACAGAAAATTACATTAATAAAAACCGTGCCTTTGGTGAACTGGGTCATCCAGACACTCCATCTATCAATCTCGACAGAGTTTCACACATGGTTGTGGGTCTCCGTCAAGAAGGTAATGATTGGATAGGCAAAGCAAAGATTCTTGACACCCCTATGGGTAACATTGTTAAGAGCCTAATCGAAGGAGGAGCTCAAATTGGAGTATCGTCCCGTGGTATGGGTTCTCTTAAAAATGTTAATGGTGTAAACATAGTTCAAGATGATTTTCATCTAGCCACAGCGGCGGATATTGTAGCAGACCCTTCTGCTCCAAATGCTTTCGTTCAAGGTATCATGGAAGGCAAAGAGTGGGCGTTAGTCAACGGTGTATGGACGGAACAACAATTCTCTGAAGCCAAACAGGCAATTAAAAAGGCCTCTCAAAAAGAAATTGAAGAAGTGAGTCTACGCATTTGGGAATCACTCGTAAAAAAACTTTAAATATAAATATCCAATATAAATCAAGGAGATTTTCAAAATGTCAAAATTTAATCTGTCTGAAGCCGCTAAAGAAATACTTTCTGCATCCGTAGCAAGCAAAAAGTCTGGCCAAGATAAATCACAAAAATTAACTGGTGATGTAGCTTATGGTACCAAAGAAGTCGGTGACATAGGTACACAAGTTACCAAAACAACGGATTCTGGTCCAGATGCAACTAAAGGTGTTCCAACATCAACTCCTCCTGGTGCAACACCTCCTGTAGGTTCTGAGCCAGCCAAGAAACTCAAAGGTCAACCTGCTGAGCAAGGTTCTGTTGAACATCCAGAAGGCAAAACTGGCAAAAACCAAATGCCTTTAAATAAAGGTTCTGTTGGTGTTCAGCAATACGAAGAAACTGAAGATGATGACGAAGTTATCGTTGAAGCAGAAAAAGAAGGCCACGAAGATGAGAAAGAAGATAAAGCCATGATTAAAAAAATGATCAAAAAAGAAAAGATGAAGGAACATATTGATGCCTTAATTTCTGGCGAAAATCTTTCTGAAGAATTTATTGCTAAGGCAACAACAATTTTTGAAGCCGCAGTTATTGCTCGTGCTGAAGAAGTTATTGCTGAAGCCGAAGAAGCTTTAACAGAACAATTCGAAGCCGCCATTGAAGAAATTAAAGAAGAAATGGCCACCAAGGTTGATGATTACCTCAACTACATGGTTGAAGAATGGGTTAAAGATAATGAAATCGCCATCGAAAAAGGTCTCCGTGCCGAAATCGTTGAAGATTTTATTTCCGGTTTAAAAGATTTATTTGAAGATCATTACATTGACATTCCAGAAGAAAAAGTGGATGTTGTTGAAGAGCTTACCGCTAAAGTTGAAGAACTTGAAGAAGCTTATAATGAGCAAATTAAATCTGCTATTGAGTTGAAAAAAGAACTCAATGAGCACAAAAAGTTTGAGGCTATTTACGCAGCGTGTGAAGGCCTAACGCAGACCCAAGTAGAAAAAATGAAATCACTCGCAGAGAGTATTGAGTTTACTACTGAGGAAGAATTTACAGAAAAAATGGAAACATTGAAAGAATCATATTTCAAAAATCCAGTAGTTTCTGCTGATAGCTCTGCTTTGGATGATGAAGTCCAAATTGAAGAAGAAAAGAAGGTTGCAAAATCTTCCGATCCTTTAATGGAAGTTTACTCGAAAGCAATTTCACAAACTGTAAACAAATAACAACTAATATACAAAAAAGGAAAACAAAAAATGTATATGACTGAAGAACTACAAAAGAAATGGAATCCTGTTTTGGAGCATCCAGAACTTGAAGCCATTAAAGACCCATACAAGCGTGCTGTTACAGCTCTTGTTTTGGAAAACCAACAACAAGCTATGTCACAAGATGCTCAAGTATTGAATGAAACAGCATACGGTACAGGTGGTCCTACCAACGTTACCGGTTCTGGTATCAGCAATTTTGATCCTATCTTGATCAGCTTAGTTCGCCGTTCTTTGCCAAATCTTATCGCTTATGACGTTGCTGGCGTTCAGCCAATGACAGGTCCTACAGGTTTGATTTTTGCAATGCGTGCACGTTACACCAACCAAACTGGTACTGAGGCATTCTTCAACGAAGCCAATACAGTATTCACTGGTGCTTCTTCTGGTGCTAACCCATACGGTTTCCGTGGCACAACAACACCTGACAATGACATCGCAACAAACCCTGTAGCAAGCTTTACAGCTAACGCCTTTACAACTGGTATTGGCATGCCAACATCGACAGCTGAAAATCTTGGCGCTGACTCTGACAGCGTATTTGGCCAAATGGCATTTAGCATTGAGAAAGTTACTGTAACTGCTCAAAGCCGTGCTTTGAAAGCCGAGTACTCTTTAGAACTCGCACAAGACTTGAAAGCAATTCATGGTCTTGATGCTGAAACAGAATTGTCTAACATTCTGTCTACAGAAATTCTTGCTGAAATCAACCGTGAAGTTATCCGTACCATTTATTTGTCCGCTGTAACAGGTGCACAATACGGTACAACAACTGCTGGTACATTTGACTTAGACACAGACTCCAACGGTCGTTGGTCTGTTGAGCGTTTCAAAGGCTTGATTTTCCAAATCGAGCGTGATGCAAACGTTATTGCTAAGCAAACTCGCCGTGGTAAAGGTAATGTGTTGATCGTTTCTTCTGACGTTGCTTCCGCTATGGCAATGGCTGGTGTATTGCAATATACTCCTGCTCTGTCTGCTGATTTGCAAGTAGATGACACAGGCAATACATTTGCTGGTTTGTTACATGGCCGTATCAAGGTATACATTGACCCATATTTTGGTGGCTACACAAGCAACCAAGAGTTGGTTACAATTGGTTACAAAGGTACATCGCCTTATGACGCAGGTCTGTTCTATTGCCCATACGTTCCTCTCCAAATGGTTCGTGCTGTTGACCAGTTTACATTCCAACCTAAGATTGGTTTCAAAACTCGTTACGGCATGGTAGCTAACCCATTTGCTAAAGGTGCTTTGGCAAGCGGTGCTGGTACAAACCAGATTACACCAAGAACAAACGTATACTATCGTATATTCAAAGTTGCAAACTTGATGTAATATAAAGTCACCAACAAGAGTGACCTTTAGAGAGACCTTCTACCCGGAGGTCTCTTTTTTTATGACCTAAATAAACACATGAACGTACTAACTAGAACTCCCGAAAACACCAATCTATTACAACCGTCAAAGTATATAATGACCTTTGATCGGATAGGTTCAACACAATACTTCTGCCAGTCTGTAAACTTACCAGGGGTGAGTGTAGGACAGGCTTTAATCAGTTTTCCATCGTTAGATGTATATGCGCCTGGTAATAAGATTGCTTACAACAATTTCAACATTGAATTTATTGTTGATGAAGAACTAAAGACATGGCAACACATGTATAACTGGTTTCTTTCTTTTGCTTCTCCTGAAGGCACGGATGACCGAAATTTAAAAACCGAGATACAAAACAATTATAAACGACAGCAAAAAAAAGAATATTCTGATGCTACATTGACCATACTTTCCGCTTTAAATAACCCTATTTTGCGGATAGAGTTTACCAATATGTTTCCTGTATCATTATCGGATGTTATATTTGATACCAAATTATCTGCGGATGATATAGTATCTGCTGACGTATCCTTTGTGTATGAAAGTTTTAAATTTGTGCCAATTACGGCTTGACACGATAACATAGTTTGTGTTATGATGTAGAATTATCGTTATATCATTGAATATATTATGGAAAATCTAGAACAAATATTAAAGTTGTGGGAAAAAGATACAGAAATTGACCAGACCGAACCTGGTAAAGAACTGTTGAAGATACCAAAATTACACAATCAATATCTCTCCATACTTACCAAACATAAGATTGCCTCTAAGAAGGCACATTTTGACTATCTCCGTATGCGTAAAATAAAGATCGATTACTATTCTGGTCGTATGGACCAAGAAGAATTGGATGCGCATGGATGGTCACCCTTTGCGTTTGTTTTGAAATCTGATATCAACGCCTACTTAGAAGGTGATACGGATTTAATTAAAATGTTAGAGAAAAAAGTATACCATGAAGAATGTGTGTCGGTCATCGAATCCATTATGAATGAATTAAAACAAAGAACTTGGCAACTGAGAGATTTTATCTCTTGGGAAAAATTTATCGGAGGTCAATAGTGTCATTTCTCGTTGCAAACATACCACCAGTCAAATGTTTTGTTCGTAAAGAGTTTCTTTATAACCATGAAAAAGGTCATGGTGAATTAGAACCTTGCGTATGGATAACTGCCAAGGCTATCAAAGGTCAGGCATTTCGTATCGAGTGTATGTTGACCGATTATGGTGCTTTGTTTGATAAATTACCAATATCAGCATATGTGTGGAAAACTGTTGATGAGTACCTGCCGTTAGATAATCTACAGATATGGGATTGTTTATCATACGATATGGCGGTAATTGAGAAATCAAATCTACGAGGACTTAAAGTAAAATACTTTGGCAAAGACCGAGTATTTCATTTTGGAAAATACCTTTTTACGATTGATTTTGCGGCACCAGATTTTAATCGTATTGACACCAGTTTCTCAGAAGGCGTACAAGAACACAAATCATATAACTTTATTCAATTGGACAATGGCCAGTTTGCCTGTCAGCCAAACAATCGTTGCCTGTGGTATGATGTATCACTGGTACCGCCTGTAGTTAAAACTCCTGATTTCAAAATACCAACAGAAGTATATTCAGTAGAGAACATATCTAAGTGGAGTGTTGGTACACCTGATTCATGGTTCTATAAGTTTGATGAGAAAGAGTGATGAATAAAAATCATATTGAACGACAAAATACTAAAATGCCTTGGGGTAAATTTAAAGGTATTTTTATAAAAGAATTGCCAGATTGGTACGTTGAATGGGCATCTGTCAATTATAATGATAGAGGTATGCAAATTTGGTTTAAAGAAGAATTGGAATATAGAAACAAATATAATGGAAAAAACCTCAAACCTAATTATAAGTAAAAAAGATGAAGTGTATGCCAAGATAACTTGTGAGAAACATATTTCAAAAGAGTTGTCGGAGTTCTTTACATTCTTTGTTCCTGGTTATCAATTTGTTCCTGCATACCGTAATCGAGTTTGGGATGGAAAAATTCGTTTGTATAATTTACAAACAAGCCAAGTTTATCTTGGTCTTTTGCCATACATTGAAGAATTTTGTAATGAAAGAGAATATAAATTTGATTATGGTGATCCAAGACCTGATATCGAAGATGAATATTCGGCATATCATGCCAAAAAGTTTATTGATTCCTTAAACATTCACTCTCGTGGTGAATCAATTGAAGTACGAGAACACCAGTTAAATGCTTATATTCACGCCATGCAAAAACGCCGAGCGTTGTTAGTTTCACCAACTGCTTCTGGCAAATCTCTTATCATCTATCTAATTTTTCGTCAATTACACCAATATCAAAACCTTAAAGGACTTATAATTGTTCCTACCACATCATTGGTTGAACAATTGTATTCTGATTTTGGTGATTATAATGATGGCGAAATGACCGATGTTCATCGAATTTACCAAGGTAAAGAAAAAGAAACGGACAAATCACTTACCATTTCAACATGGCAATCTTTATATAAAATGCCAAAAGAATACTTTCACCAGTTTGATTATGTTATTGGTGATGAGGCACACCTTTTTAAAGCCCAATCATTAACAACTATATTAACATCTTGTATTAATGCCAAATACCGTATTGGTCTTACTGGCACTTTAGATGGAACAAAAACACATAAACTGGTATTAGAAGGTTTATTTGGCACAGTTAAAAAAGTTATCAGTACAAAAGAATTAATTGATAAACAGCAACTGTCAAATTTTGAAATTAAATGTTTAGTTTTAAAACATACCGATGAAGAATGTTTGAAGGCAAAAGATTATACTTACCCCGAAGAAATTCAATATCTGATATCACACGAAATTAGAAACAAATTTATTAAAAATCTTGCAGTTAGCTTAGGTAAAAATACACTTGTATTATATCAAATGGTTGACAAACATGGTAAAATACTGTATGATATGATAAGAGAAACAGAGAAGATTGGCAATAGAAAAGTATTTTTTGTTCATGGTGGTACAGATACAACTGACCGTGAAGATATTAGAAAAATTATGGAGATAGAACAAGATGCTATCGTGGTCGCTTCCTTTGGTACTTTTAGTACTGGTATCAATATTAGAAATTTGCATAATATTATATTTGCAATGCCAACTAAATCTTCTATTAGAACGTTACAGAGTATCGGTCGAGGTCTTAGGCAAAACGATGGCAAAGAAATAGCCACATTATATGACATATCAGATGATTTACGTTATAAAAAACATATGAATTACACATTAAAACATTTTGTGGAAAGAACAAAGATATATAATGAGGAGAAGTTCCCATTCAAAATATACAAAATAGGACTAAAAAATGAATAATATAAAGATAGTCAGATTAAAGAATGGTGAAGATATCGTTGGTCAATTAACTGCAAATGGCATTAATGCATATGATATTACCGAACCAATGTATGTTGGTTTAGAATTTCAAGGCAGAGAACTTGGCCTCGTGATGAAGCATTGGTTACCTATTCAATTAATTAAAAAAAATGAAACCGTGTTAGAGAAACAAGATATACTTTGTGTAATTGAACCTGCTGATGATTTCTGTGAGTATTATGTAAACACAATAAAGAAAATTCAAGACCTGTTGAAAGCTAAAAAGATCGTACAAGATATGACTGATGAAGAAATAAACGAAGCACTAGAACAATTTGAGGATTTAAATCATGATGGTAATCTATTACATTAATACTTTTAACCAAGGACATACTCGACTATACACATCTGTCAAGCGAATGTCAATAACATTATGTGGTAAATATGACAACTAAACAAAAACATTATATAAACAATGCAGATTTTTTAAAAGCACTAGTAGATTACAAAGAGGCTTGTAAGAAAGCCAAGAAGGAAAAGCAAATAAAACCTGCCATACCAAACTATATTGGTGAGTGTTTTATGAAAATAGCGGAAGGTCTATCACACAAACCTAACTTCATAAACTACACCTATCGTGATGAAATGATGTCAGATGGCATAGAAAATTGTTTACAGTATTTTGACAACTTTGATCCGGCCAAATCAAAGAACCCATTTGCCTATTTTACACAAATCATTTATTTTGCCTTTTTACGAAGAATAGGCAAAGAAAAGAAACAAACATATGTTAAGTATAAAGCTACACAACAGATGGGTATTTTGGATGAAATGGAAATGATGGAATTCGAAGATGGTACTATGAAACAATTTGAATTGTATGACAATATAGCCGAATTTATAGACACCTATGAAAAAACAAAGAAAGCCAAAAAAGAAGTGGTAAAGAAATCAAAAGGGATTGAAAAATTTTTAGGAGAGTAGTATAATGTACAAAGTTACATATTATCCAGCATTGGATAAAAAAGATGTTTTATTGTTTAAATGGTTTAAAACCCATAGAGAGTCATTGGATTTTGCCAAAAAAATAAACAAAGATTGTTTATTTGAAATTAAATTCTATGACGAGAATGATCCTAATACACCAACGGTGAACATATAATTTTAGGAGAATATAGTGTATAAGGTAAGTTATTACGCAATGCCTGCCGAACCTACGGTGTTTTTTAAATGGTTTAAAACATTACAAGAAGCCACATTTTTTGCTGGCAACAAACCGAATGAATCAGTAATTGAGATAAAATATTATGATAACACCGAACATAGAAAACCAAACCGAAACTAAAAAAGTTATTGTAGTTTCTGGAGGATTTGATCCTTTACATTCAGGACATATTGCTTACCTAAATGAAGCCAAAAGCCTTGGCGACACTCTAGTTGTTGGTATTAATAGTGATGAATGGTTAATTCGTAAAAAAGGTAAAGCTTTTATGAATTGGCACGAAAGGTCAAAAATAATAAAGGCACTTAAATCTGTTGATTATATTGTTAGTTTTGATGATACGGATGATAGTGCAATTAGATTATTGGACACAGTAAAGAAAACATGGCCTAATAGTAATATTATATTTGCAAATGGTGGTGATAGAACTAAAGACAATATACCAGAAATGGCCGTTGATGGTATTGAATTCGTTTTTGATGTTGGCGGACAAACAAAATTAAATTCTTCCTCAAGTTTATTAGAAGAATGGAAATTTCCTAAAACAGAAAGACCTTGGGGTTTTTATCGTGTGTTATATGAAACACCAAATACCAAAGTTAAAGAATTGGTTGTAAAACCTAATCAATCATTAACGATGCAAAGGCACCAATACAGAAATGAACATTGGCATATTGTTGAAGGTGAGGCAACAGTCATTGAAGAAAGATTAAGTTCCAATTCAAAAAATACTTATTACAAACACAACACAGTAAACATACCAATTGGTGTGTGGCATCAACTACAAAATAATTCAAGCGAACCTTTGAAAATTGTAGAGATTCAATATGGTGAAAGATGTGAAGAAGAAGATATTGAGAGAAAATGAAAATAGCTATTATAACGGACCAGCACTTTGGTGCTCGTAATGACTCAATCCATTTTTTGGATTATTATGAAAGATTTTATCGGGATACTTTTTTCCCAATTCTTGATGAACATGGTATTGATACTGTTCTTATTTTGGGTGATACATTTGATCGTAGAAAGTATATAAACTTTTTTACACTCAAGCGATCAAGAGAAATGTTCTTTGATAAATTATATGCAAAAGGCATACAGGTATACATGTTGGCTGGCAACCACGATACCTATTTTAAAAATACCAATGAGGTCAATTCAGTTGATTTGCTATTACAAGAATACAGCAATATTAATGTAATATCTAGTCCAAAAACAATTTGGTTAGATAATGAAAAATATCCAATCTGTATGATTCCTTGGATTTGTCCTCAAAACCATGACGATGCCATTTTTGAGATTTCGGACACGGATGCACAAATCTGCATGGGACATTTTGAGATTGCTGGTTTTGCCATGTATCGTGGTATGCCAAGCCAGGAAGGATTAAGTCGTGAATTATTCAGACGCTTTGATTTTACTTTTAGCGGTCACTATCATCATAGGAGTTCAGCTGATGGTATACATTATCTTGGAAACCCGTACGAACTTACTTGGCAAGATTATAATGACACTAGAGGGTTTCATATTTTTGATCTTAACACTCGTGATCTTATTTTCATAAAAAATCCAAATGTGATGTTTCATAAAATTGTTTATGACGATAAAGTGGAATCAATTACGGACATTACCAATAAAGATTTGAGTAAATATACCAATACTTATGTCAAAGTGGTGGTAATTAACAAAACGAATCCCTATCTGTTCGATAAGTTTATGAACAGCTTATACAATGTTAATCCAATTGACATTACCATTGCCGAGGACTTTACGGACTTGACAGAGGGTGTAGAAGATGATATGATTAATCAAGCAGAAGATACTATCACAATTATTAATAAATTTGTGGATGGTATTCAAGAAGAACATATTGATAATGAAAAGCTAAAAACAGTAATGCGTGAATTATATGTTGAGGCATTGAACGAAGAACGGGCATGAAAAAATACCATATAAGATTTAATCAACAACATAATAATACCGGATATGATTGGAGAATTTTTGAAGATGGTAAAGAACATCTTGTAAAACATTTTAAAATTAATGTTCCAATGTTTGATGAAGTAACTGTCGAAGAAGGTGTCACCAAATGGAATGTTTGTTGTTATGGAATAATGACTTTGATTGATGATGTCGCAACAATAAATTAATATGATTAAATTTGAAAAAGTCCGTTGGAAGAATTTTCTTTCAACCGGAGCAGTATTTACGGAAATTAGTTTAACCAAATCACCGAATACACTCATCATTGGTAACAATGGTGCTGGTAAATCAACCATCTTAGATGCCTTATGTTTTGGTCTCTTTGGTAAACCATTTCGTAAAATTAATAAACCACAGTTACCAAACTCCATCAACCAATCCGACTGTGTGGTTGAGATTGAGTTTTCAATTGGCAAAAAACATTACAAAGTAATTCGTGGTATTAAACCAAATACATTTGAGGTTCATTGCAATGGTGTGATGGTTGACCAAGATGCCAAAGCCAAAGATTACCAAGAACACTTAGAGAAGTTTATTCTTAAATTAAATTATAAATCGTTCACTCAAGTTGTTATTTTAGGTTCGGCTTCATTTGTTCCATTTATGCAGTTATCTCCATCTGATAGACGAGCAATCATTGAGGACTTGTTGGACATTCAAATCTTTTCGTCTATGAATGGCGTGGTCAAAGAAAAAATGGCCGTCATTAAAGATACCTCTACCAAAAATAAGTATGAAATGGATTTAACATCCGAGAAAATTAACTTTCAGAAACAAAGTATTGAAGAACACAAGAAACACAATGATGCCGAAATTGAAAAGAAACAAAAAGAAGTTGTCGATTCAGAAGAACAAATAAAACAATTAACCAAAGATATTGATCTGATTCAAAAACATATTAATGTATTGAATAGTAAGATTTCGGATCAAATGGCCATGCAAAAAAAGAGTGGCAAACTAATTCAACTGGAATCAAAATTAGAATCTCGTTTAAAGAAGATTGAAAAAGAAGTTGGATTTTACCACGATAATAGTGATTGTCCGACTTGCAAACAAGGTATTGATCAAGAGTTTAGAGAAGAACAAATTACCACATTAAATGAAACCAAGATTGAAGTTAATGGAGCATTGACAGATATATCAAAACAAATTGCAGAAACAAGTAATAGAATTGATACCATACAAAAGATACTACAACATATACAGGCACACAATAACGAGGTTGTAAAACACAATTCTACCATTACAGCCGTGAATAGTTTTATCAGTAAACTACAAAATGAAATTAATGAGTTATCCAATCGTAAAGATAACTTAGAAGAAGAAAATGCCAAATTAAAAGAACTTAGAAGTGAATTGGCTGCATTGGTTACCAAACAAGAAACATTGTCCTCAGAGAAACAATATTATGAATTTGCTGGTAATTTATTGAAAGATACTGGCATCAAGACCAAGATTATTCGTCAATATTTACCTATCATGAATAAATTGATTAATAAGTATTTGACTGCCATGGATTTCTTTGTGAACTTCAATATCAATGAATCGTTTGAAGAAACAATCAAATCAAGGCACCGTGACGAGTTTAGTTATGCCAATTTCTCAGAAGGTGAGAAGATGCGTATTGACTTGGCACTATTGTTTACATGGCGACAAATAGCCAAGTTAAAGAACAGCACCAATACTAATCTATTGATTCTTGATGAGGTGTTTGATTCTTCTTTAGATGGTGTTGGTACTGAAGAATTTTTAAAGTTGATTCATGAGATGGGTAATGATACCAACATTTTTGTTATATCCCATAAAGGTGACCAGTTGTTTGATAAATTTAGGTCAATTATTAAATTTGAAAAGAAAAATAATTTTAGTCAGGTGGCAAAATGAGTGATATAATTACATTTAATACAGAAGATGCGGTAAAAGTTTCTGAACCCAAAAAACAAATTAATATTTTTAAATTGGTTCCAGAAAAGGATCCTATTTTAAGTGAAGTGATGCCGGAGTTTAATTTTAATAATCCACCGGTCAATCCTAGTTTGTTTGCTTCGACTTTAGTTGAAAGCTGTAAATATTATCGAGGTTATGGTTTATCGGCCAACCAATGTGGATTCAGATATAGAGTTTTTGTAATGGGCACCAATGATGATTATGTGGCATTCTTTAATCCTGAAATCATAAATCTATCGAAAGAAGAAAACCATATGATTGAAGGTTGCCTTTCTTTTCCATTATTAGGATTAAAAATTACAAGACCATCTGAGATCGTTGTTCGATACCAAGATTATACGGGTGAGTGGAAAGGTGCCACTTTTTCTGGTATATCTGCTCGTTGTTTCCAACATGAGCTTGACCACATGAACGGTATCGTGTATACTAGTAAAACTAAACCTCTTGCCTTGCAATTTGGTTTACAGAAACGAAACAAAATTATAAAAAAGATGCGACAAAAATAATGGCAACTCCAATTGAATTTGTAGAAGAACAATGGAAAAAATGGTCTGAAGCCAATCCTTCCACAAGCTTTAAACACATTGATGAATCTGTATTAAAAGAAACTTTGATAACCGATTTAACTTATGCATCACAAATGGATGTTCGTGAGTATACTTTATATCAAAAGTGGTGTGAAGTAAAAGAAAGATATCCACTTAAAGATTCCACTACGTTGTTTGATGAACCTGCTATGGAGAATCCAGAGCAAGAAAAACTTATCAAAAAAGTTAAAAAGAATTTCTGGATGCCAACTGAACCAGACGATTACAAAAAATTAAAACCTGTAATGAAGTTATCAAATGGTGACTTGGCAGAAACTTGGAATGCTATTCGTACCTTTTCTTCGACAATGAAGAACAATTCAAACATCGGCCGTAACCTATTCTATACAGTAGAGGATGAAATTACTGGAAAGTATCTTGGTGTTATCTGTATCTCCTCAGACTTTCTGGACTTGACTCCGAGAGATAAGGCGATTGGATGGTCAAGAGATGTTAAGACACAACAGGGAATGATTAACCACACCGCAATCGGCTCTACAATCGTTCCACTACAGCCACTCGGTTTCAATTACATGGGTGGTAAACTACTTGCTCTTTTATGTTTATGTGATACAGTTCAAAAAGATTGGAAGGAAAGATATGGTGATACTTTGGTGGGAGTTACTACCACTTCTCTTTATGGCAATACTAAGTCTGGCGGTCTTTCTCAATATGATGGACTAGAACATTGGAATAAAATGGGTTTCTCCTCAGGTTCTGTGGCATTTGAACCAAAAAGAACCACATCAAAAATGGTGTATGAGTGGATTAAAGAGAAACATACTCGTAAATATTTTGAATGGTGGGAAGCCAAAAATCTACAAGGTCTTCCACTTAAGCGTGACCACAAGAATCGTTCATTAAATTTTGCATACCCTAAACTTGGTATTCCAAAAGAACTGATTCGTACCGAACACCAACGTGGTATCTATTTCTCTCCACTCTATAATAATACCTTTGAGTATTTGAGAAAAGAAATTACAGATGAACAACTGGTAAAATCGTTTGATACCAGTGAAGAAGCATTATCCAATATTTGGAAAACAAAATATGCCAAAGGAAGGATTCGTCAATTACAGAAAAAGAATAATGTTTCATATGAATCATTATTTTATGACGACCTTATTTCTCTATCATGGGAAGATACCAAGGCCAAATATTTGCCGCAAGTCGGCAGATAAACAAGTATACCACACATATACTTGACACACACACATATATAATGTTATGATGTGTTTACTTGCTTAAGGCAAGATTTATTATTAACTTACTATGGAGTATTACAATGAGCAAATTATCTGCTAAAGAAAAGATGTTGAATGCATTACAACAACCTTCTGGTTACAACACTTTTACCGTCAAACAAGCCCAACGCCGTTTTGGTGTTACCAATGTTACCGCACGTATCGATGAACTACGTCAAGAAGGTAACGTAATCTATACAAATACCAAAGTTGTTGACGGAAAGAAAGTTTCTTTCTATCGCATGGGTAAACCAACAAAATCTCTGGTTCGTGCCGCATACAAAGGCGGTTTTAGTTTTACTGCCTAATTAAGGCTTAGTGGGGAGATCCTTAAAAAGGACTCCCTTTTTTTATTTTCGGAGAACAAATGGAAATTTCAATTAAAAAAGAAGAATTACAAAAGAAAAGCCTATTCGTGGCCACACCGATGTATGGTGGTATGAACCATGGTCTTTATATGAAAGCTTGTTTAGATTTACAAGGACTCTGCACACAGTATGGTGTACAGGTGAAATTTTCATTTCTTTTCAATGAATCACTAATCACTCGTGCTAGAAATTATTTGGTGGACGAATATATTCATCGTTCCGATTGTACACATATGTTGTTTATCGACTCAGATATTCATTTTAATCCACAAGATGTAATTGCCTTGTTGGCCATGGACAAAGATGTTTCTGGTGGTCCTTATCCTAAGAAAGCAATTAAGTGGAAATCTGTAAAGACGGCTATCACAAAAAATCCTGACATCGATCCTTCTCTCTTGGAAAAAGTTACTGGTGATTATGTTTTCAATCCAGTTAAAGGCACAGCACAATTTTCTGTTACAGAACCATTAGAAGTATTAGAAATTGGCACAGGTTTTATGATGATCAAACGTGATGTGTTTAAGAAAATGGAAGAAGCATATCCAATGATTCGTTACAAGCCTGACCATGTGGGTCAAGCACACTTTGATGGTACACGTTACATTCATGCTTTCTTTGATACGGTCATTGACACTAAAGATAGTATTGTTGGTGGCGGTTCGGATCGTTACCTGTCAGAAGATTATATGTTCTGTCAAATGTGGCGTAAGATTGGTGGCCAAATTCATCTGTGTCCATGGATGAAAACTTCACACATTGGCACATACCATTTCCAAGGAGATATGCCTGCTGTGGCTAATTTTGTTGGAGAAATGTAATGGTAATGAAAAAGTATGGACCTAGTGGTAAAGAAAAAACATATGGTTCTTCTTTAGATTCAGTTAAAGAATCACAATCGGCTACAACAGGTGGTCGTAAGTTTGATGGTGGTAAATTACAATACGGATTGTTACCGCCCGCAGCATTAAAAGCAACAGTTGAAATACTTACCTTTGGTGCGGAGAAGTATGAACCAGACAATTGGAAGTATGTACCGGATTCTAAGCGTAGATATTTCGATGCATTACAAAGGCATCTGTGGGCTTGGAAAGAAGGAGAAATCAATGATCTTGAATCTGGTAAACATCACTTGGCACACGCAATGTGCTGCTTGATGTTTCTGTATGAACATGATACAAT